CAAAATACGCCTGTTACGGCAGCGGAGTACGCTGCGACACAGAGTTTGAGAGTGGACTCGAACTGTCGCTTGAACAAATAGTAGAGCGTATCCGGGGTCTTTCAAAGGACTGTCGATGGATTGTATGGACTGGCGGCGAGCCCGCTGATCAGCTCACCGATGATGTCGTGGACTTTTTCCATGGTAAGGGCTACAAACAGGCCATCGAAACTTCAGGTCTCCGCCCAGTCCCACAGATGTTGGACTGGATCGTGGTGTCTCCTAAGGTCGCTGTCCATGTGGTGCTCAAAAACTTCCCCATGCGGCCAGATGGCACGCACTGTGATGAGCTTCGCTGGATACGTCATAAAGGGCAAGGCATCCCTACGCAGGAAATCAAGGCTAAGACCTACTACATATCGCCGCATTCTGACGGACTCCGTATTAACTCAGAGAATGTTGAACACTGCATAAGACTTTGTCTGGAGAATCCCCAATGGAGGCTCAGCATACAACAGCACAAAATGTTGAACGTGCTGTAAGAACTATCTTAGCACAATATGACGACATCACCCGTGAAGGGCTTAAAGACACCCCTTCAAGGGTAGCGAGAATGTACGAGGAACTTCTCAATCCTCCTACGTTCCAACTGACTGAGTTTGATAGTGGCGGCTATGATGAGATGATCATAGAGACCAACATACACTTCTACTCACTATGTGAGCATCACCTTATTCCCTTTTTTGGCACAGTAGCCGTTGGTTACATCCCAGAGGGCAGAATAGTAGGCCTCTCAAAACTTATAAGGACAGTTGACTACTTCTCCCGCCGCCTCCACACGCAAGAGCGTATGACGCAGCAGATAGCGGAATTTCTCATGCAACAACTCACACCTCGCGGCGTAGGGGTATTGGTGCAGGCAAGACACCTATGCCAAGAAATGCGCGGTATTAGGAAGCATGGCGTCATAACGACTACCAGTAAACTGCTAGGACTGTTTATGTCGCATGCAGAAGTCCGGAATGAGTTCCTTACCCTCGCTCATAGAGCGAGTAAACAATGCTAAGTGATTGTAGCGACTATGCCAAAAAAACGGTACGCAAAACGAGGACGAAAGACAAAGTTCAGTCCCGAGATGATCGAGAAGGCGGAAAAGCTTGCCGCCGTTGGGCTTTCCGAGAAACAGATTGCCTTCATGCTGGGCATTGTCCCAGATACACTTATCCGCTACAAGAAAAAATATGCCGATTTACAGCATGCTATAAAAAGGGGACAACTGCAAGCCATCGTGACAGTCGCCTCAACGCTCTACAATGATGCAGTCGGAAGTCCGGCAAAGTATGACGAACAAGGGAACCTTATCCGGCAGGAACGGAAGCCAAACACCGTCGCGCAAATCTTTTTCTTGAAGAATCGGGCAGGCTGGAAGGACGTGACTGAAGTGCAGACACGAGAACTTCCGCAGATAGCCATAATCCCGTTCGGCGAGGCTAAGACAAAAACAACCTCTCGACCTAATGTCGGTAAAGAAGATTGAAGCGACAAAGATTTTCTTTCGCAACTTGAACTGCAAGAAGAAGGTCGTCATCAATCTTGGCGGTGCACGATCCTCAAAGTCCTACTCCATTGCCCAGCTTTTCGTTATCAAGTTTATCAACGAACGGGGGAAGAATTTCCTCGTCTCCAGAAAAACCCTGCCTGCCCTCCGTATTACTGCCTACAAGCTCATTATTGACCTACTTAAGCTCTACGGCTATTACGATTTCTGCCATCACAATAAGACTGAACGCACGTTGACGCTTTCTTTCCCTTCCGAGCAAGGCGGGGAATCTCAGAAAAACTGGATGCTCTTTACGTCTATTGATGACCCTGAGAAGATAAAATCGACGGAGTTCAACTATATTTGGATGGAAGAGGCGAATGAGTTCACGTTCGATGACTACCTCACGCTCTATACGCGGCTATCGGGGAAAGTCAAGAAAGGGGAAGTCAATCAAATCTTTCTCTCGCTTAATCCGACCGACCAATTCGACTATATCAACACGAAACTCATCCACCGGCCTGACGTAGAGCTTATCCACTCAACCTACCTTGACAATCCTACGCTGGATAACGAATATATCCGTTCGCTCAAGGAACTCAAGGACATCGATGAAAACAGTTATCGAATCTTTGCGCTTGGTGAGTATGGCCGGCTGGAGCATTTAGTCTTCCCTGAACCTTGGCCGATAGTCGAGCATCCCGAAAATTTTGATGAAATCATCTACGGCATCGACTTCGGCTATACGCACCCGACTGCGGTAGTGGAGATAGGCTTGAAGGATTCTGCTCTTTATGTGAAGGAACGGCTGTATGAAACGCATATGACGAACCAGCAGCTTATCCTATGGCTGCAGAACGAGATTCCAGAGGCGCATCGTAGGGCAAGGGCTTATCCCTTGTATTGCGATTCTGCCGAACCGAACCGAATTCAAGAAATCTATGCGGCTGGCTTTAATGCCTTACCATCCGATAAACATGTGTGGGCGGGACTTGACTTTCTACGTTCGCTTCGTATCTTTTCGCATGAGGCAAACATCAACCTGCACAAGGAGCGTCAAACCTACAAGTGGCGGCAGGATAAAAACGGAGACCCAATCGAGGGAGAGCCTGTGAGTTACAACGACCATTTGATCAGTGCACTGCGTTATGCTGCTTATACTCACCTTCGCAACAAACTTATCACACCGAAAAAGCGATTCTCGCTGAAGTAAGAAAAGGAAGAACTATGCTGCAGAAAATGCTGCGCTTGTTCGGCTACGTTAAGGTCAAACAAAATCTTCTCACTGAGTTTCGTCGTGATCCTTCTCTGCGTTTCCTCATTGGCTGGAATCGAAATCTTTCAACGTCTCACACTGCAGACTTGCAGTCGTTCGCCGAAAAAGGTTACGGAGGCAATGCCTACGTTTATGCCATTGTGAACGAAATCGCGTCGAAATGCGCTTCTGTGCCTTGGAGTCTATACCGAATCGTCAACGAAAAAGCCTTCGCAGAGTATCGCAGGAAGTCTGCCTCTCCAGTCGAGCGAACGTCAAGCGCAGCGAAGAAACTTAAGGCCTACGCATTAGAAACGGTTGACGGGGAACCGCTGAACGATATTCTCAACCATCCTTCTCAGTTTCAAACTTGGCACGAGTTTATTCTCATGGTTGAGTCCTACAAACTTATCATGGGGAATTCGTTTGTCCTTGGCTTCGCAGGTGCTACCGATCCAGAATCTCGCCAGTGGAAGGAAATCATCCCTTACCGTGCCGATCAAGTTTCCATCTACGCTCCAGAGTGGCCGCTGCCTGTTATCGGTTACCGAGTAGCGGGAAGCACAGCACTCATTCCACCGGAGCGAGTTATGCATATCAAAACTTTTCATCCGCTACAACCTCGAATAGGAATGTCGCCTCTCGAAGCTGCATTCCTCTCGGTGAAAACAAATAACGGCTACGCAGAGTGGAATGATAAGATGCTGGAGAATATGGCTACAATGCCGGGATTGATCGAAGTCGATCAGGAGGAGGAACTGACCGAGGAGCAGCGGGATGAAATTCTCCGAGCATGGCGTGAACGCAACGCTGGAGGGCCACATGCGGGTATGCCTTTCGTTGCCACGAGTATCAAAAAATTCACGCCAATGGCGTTCAATCCCAAAGAGATGGAATGGACACGGGGCAAGCAGATGACCGCAAATGAAATTGCGCTTGCGTTCGGATGGCCTCCAGAGCTTGTCGGGGACGCTTCTCAGAAAACGTACTCCAACCTCAAAGAGATGGTTCGCTATGCTTACTACTCAAAGATCATCCCAGAACTGGACGCAATCAAAGATTCGTTGAACGTTTGGCTTGTTAAGCCTTATTCTGACGAACGTAATTCATTCTATCTCGACTTCAACCTCGAAGACATCGAGGCTCTGCAGGAAGATCGCACAGGTGTATGGGATAGAACATTGCGGGCATGGAGAGAAGGATTGCTCACGATGAATCAAGCACTCCTTGAGCTTGGCTTTGAGGAGATTGGGCCTGAAGGAGACGTGCGGCAAATTCCGTTCGGGTTGACTTCGAGCGGGTCATTACTTCCTGAAGATGATGGCGGTGAAAAAGCATTCTTTCAGGCAGTCTCGGAACTTATGCAGCAGAAGTTGTTGGATGGTGCAAAATGATGTTCGAGCCGTTCAACAATCGAAAGTATGTCACTCGTTTACTGCACTGGAAAACCTTCGACCTTATGCGGCGAAGATTTTTCAAGGCTGCGGAGAAGGAAGCGAAGGCGCTATTGAAATCGCATAAGCAAATTTTACTCAAGACAGTGAAATCATCCTCTACACCTCACGAAGCTCTCATTAGGATAGGACGAACGGAAGGGGAACTGCGGAAGGAGACTGTTGCATTTATGCAGAGACTTTACAAGACTGTGAGCATTCCTTT